TTGCATCTTTTCTACTCAGTCCCTGTTCCGGCTTTAACCAATTGTCTATTATTTGTGCGTTCGCATTTGCCGTACTAACTATATCCTGAACTGCACTTGTATCAACTTTAGGTTGATGTGTTACATATGTTTGTCCTAGTACAACTACCGCATTACTGTTGATACTCTTTGTGTCTTTGATTGGAGTACCTGTCTTATCTCCAAATGCATCATGGTATGTGTGTACTACTACACCTAATGTACTGCCCGCTATACGCTTGCCTAACGCACTTGCAGGATCAACAGTGTATGTAACTTTGTTAGGTGTAAACTGTAAGCCCTCTTGTGAACTTGTTACGGGCTTGCGTGGAGTATATAGTAAATCTCCGTATACATAGCCTTTCATATCAGCTGGTGTATTAGCTTCTAGTATCTCAAACACACCTGACATTTCTCCAGCAAAATCTTTACGCCAATCTTCGCCTTTGCCTGTGTTCATAATAAAGTCTTGTAATTCACCACTACTAGTTGTTTTGTTTTTGCCCCAACCATTTTTACCAGTCATTACAAAAGTGCCGTCGGGTTCACGTCCCCAAAATATAGTTGGATTACCGTCCCATTTGATACTAACGTCTTTGGAATCTTGTCCTAATCTTGTGAGTATCTCAGCGGCTTTTAATGCACCTCTACTACCTTCAAAGGTAACAAGGTCTTCTAAATGATTGTACTCTCTGCCTTTACTGGTAGTAGCTTCAGTTAGAAATTGATTAGCTCTCATTATTCAAGCTCTTTCCAATTTGGATCACTACGCAAGTCTGCTAGCAATGCATCACCTTTTTCTTTACCCAATGCCGCCATTATAGCTTCGACACTGCCTATATCTTTTCCTGAGGCATTAGGGCCTAATAATGCTTTTGCTATCTGATCAATATTGTCTGTTACAAGATCAGCTTTTTTACCATTGGCATCTCTATTAAACAGTCCTTGGTAAGGTGACCATAACATGTTTTGATTTTTAGCTAATTTAGCAAGTGTAATCATTTTGTTAACACCTTTAAACTTGCTACCTTGTGGAATAGTATGCGTATGAAACTTTGCCGCATTTTGTGCATTAGGCACTATCATGATATCAACTTGATGTGTATGATCGCCCATTGGTACTTCTACATGCACACTAGTACCGCTTTGTCCTGTATTAAATCCTGCTAGGTCAAATACTTGTCTTAGCTTTTTTCTAATAACAGGATCTTTTTGATCTTCCATATTAAAGTGTTGCTTTAGTTGATCCAGATCAACGATCATATCCAAGTCTCCACTTACTTGACCTGGTGTGGGTGTTGCTCCCGATCCAATAGGTATAGCAGTACTACCTGTTTTTGTCAACACATTATTAATACTTTTCATAATGCCAGGAATCATTTTGTGATCGAAGCTTATACTATTTGGGAAGATATTACCACCTTCTTTAAGTTTTTTAATTAAGCTAGAACCTTTGGATCTAGTTAAACGACTTCCACGTTTTTTACGTTTCTTGTTTCCGCCTAGTATATCTGCTATTCTCATTCTACTTTTCCAATACCTCGAGCGAATTTTTTAGGATCTTTTGTTCTAATTGCATTTATTAATCGTTTGTTTAAGTCTGATGCAGTTTCAACATCAAAACTTTCGTTTATTAAATTTATCAAATTTATAGCAGTTTGAATAACTTGCTGTCCATTGGACTCAACAATATGCTTTTTGTCACGCTTAGGTGCCATTGCATTTATTTCTTCCAAAATTGATCGTGTTTTACGCTTCATATCAATAGTATTTAGTAAATATCTGTGCTGAAGTATTGGTGATCGCACTTATGGCAGTTGCTGGATAATGATAATGAACAAAGGATCCGTTAACAATAAGAGCATAATCATCAATGGCAGGCAAACACAAATTACAGGCAATACATAGGCTCATACTAATGACTCCAATTTTATACACAGTGTTTGTTGTTCAACATCAGAAATAATAAAAGATAAGGTAGCAATAACCTTTACTTCAGCACATTTTTTAAACTGGTACACCAAATATTTCATTGTCATCTATTACATACTCAAAGTTTTGGCATGTATCTGATCGACTTATTCTTGTGGCTCCGTTTCTAATATGAAACTTGCTTGCCATTTCTGTTAATGGGCTTAAGGTTACAAGTCTATATACACCTTGTTTACCTTTCATTAAGTCAGCTAATTTATTTACAATGGCTCTCCCTGCGCCTTTTTTACTACTCCATACAGTATATGCTACTGCGACGGAGCCTGTTTCGTTTTGGTATTTTTCTAATTCTTGTTCTGTTGTTGGTACATGTGTGCAATAACATACACAAATTACTGCCGTTAAATCATCTAGCACATATACCTGTTTGCCTGGACCTATCTTAGGAATATGTAGACGTACTGGATCATTGTCAAGTATATCCAGCTCATTTATACTAATTAATCTAATCACTACTCGCTCTTTCTCAACAAACTTTTAAGTCTATCTGTTGCATCTATTTGTGGATTTGCATCCATATTATTCTCAGTTACGCTTTCGCCTGCTGGTGCAACACTACTCTTTGTTTTTAGTTTTTGATATATGCTAGTTGTACTAGTATCATCTTGTTCACTTTCGTCTAAATCTTCGATCTTCAAACTGTCCATGTTAAATGCTAAGTCTAGTTTACTACCAACACCACTACTACTTCTAGTTTTCATAAATTGTATTTGTACTCTACCACGCTCTCGCATAGCTCTACTGCTAAAGATACCAATTAAATTATCTGCTGTATTGATCTTACTAATACCACCTGCAATGTGGCTGTGGTCAAATTCAATTTCATCAACTGCACTACGATTCAACTGCGAAGCTGTAACAAATAGTATTCCTAGTTCAGTTGCTAGGTTACGCAATTCTTCACTAACAAACTTGTCCTTAATAAATTGATCACTTGGATTAACTTTTACTGTTACTGGCATCATAAGATCCAAGTAGTCAACCAGTAGTGCATCAACATGCAAGTTGTGTTGTATCTGATATTCTCTCATATATGCTTTGATATCATTAACAGTAGTACCATTCTTCATTTGTATTACTTGCAATTTGCCTGCTTTTTTACTAGCCATTTTGACACGTAATTCTACATCACTGCTATTCTTCATTACATCTTTAGTACTCATACCTGTGAGCATAGCATCCAGTCTCATAGCACATAATTCTTCACTAAGTTCCAAACTAATGTACACTACGTTCTTACCTTGCAATGCCCAGTTCAGTGCCAAGTTCTGCATAAACAAACTCTTACCACTACCACTACCACCTGCAAAGATGTTTAATTCTCCTGGATTAAATCCACCATACAATACTCTATCAAATGTCTCCCAGCCACTACTGTTCTGTCCTCTGTTATCTTTGATACTTTGTATACGTCCTGCGGGATCATCCCAATAGTTTGTGCCAAAGTTCTTAGCAAGTCCAATCTCTGTTGCCGCTTTGATAATACCTTCTACTGTTCCATACTCTTTGTTCTCAAGTTTGTCTGCACTTTCAAGTATTGCCGCTTCTAGTGCTTTGTGTCTACAAAACTGTTCAAAGTTATCCATAAACCAATTTTTATGTTCTACTGTTAGTTTATCACGCACATCAGATATTTCAACACCAGCAACACCTTTAACCTGCTCTAACATGGGAACATCGTTATATTCATCTGCATGTTTTTTTACAAAGTCTACAGTATCTCTAAACTGCCTATCAAAGTAACTGCTTTCTAAGATAGCATTACAACGTACAAATAGATCCTTGTCTGCCAACAAGAATTCTAAGTACAGTTTTTGTAAGTCTGGTGTGTAATCTTCGCTCATATCTATCCTTATTATACTACTTGCATCTAGTTTTTGCAAGTATTTTTATTTTAGTACCACTAGTTTCTACGCTGTTGAGTATACTTTGCACAGTAAACAATCTACCATAACGCATTACAGCATCATTTGCATCCTTAATATCATCTTCCCATTCAGGAAATGCTACACTCCAGCCACGTTTAATAGCCTTATCAATTGTATCCAATCCTGCTTTGTCAAAGTCAGGCAATAATATAATATCTTTGTCTAGTTCTTCGATTATATTACACTGTGCATCACTGGGACTATTACCAGCTAGTGCAACACCTCCTACTTGTATTGCATCCAACTGTCCTTCTGTAACTATAATTATGTCATGTTCCTTTTGTGCGTCTAAATTAAACACAAAATCTTTCTGTTGTTGCAAATAGTATTTGGGCATCGCTTCAGGTCTATTCTTAGGACACCATCTTGCTGTATAACCTACTATCTTATTGTTGTATCTAAACGGCAGTATAACTCTACTAGCAAAATGCATATGTGGTGACCAATACCAATCTTTGTAAAAGTCTAGGCCCCGTTTCATTAGATATGTACATGCTAGTGCTAGCTTATCTAGTTGTTTTTTATCTAACTTGTCTAATGGATAACTGCCAATTGGATAACTGTCTTGCGGTAGTTGTTTTTCTTCCCATTCTATTTTTAATTTCTCTGCACGTTCTTTAGGTATGTACTGTCCAGCAATATCATTTGCTTCTTGTTCACGTAGTATTTCAAAGTTAATACGTTGTATATCACTTTCGTCTGTGCCAAATACTTTAAGCAAATCTGCTAGCTTTCCACTAATACGTCTACCATCACTCCAACCTGTTTTAAACCCACAGTTGAAGCAGTTGTATTGAAAGCTATCATCATGAAACATTATACCTCCTCGTTTGCGTTTATCTGGACTATGTCCACGAGTATGGCACATTGGACAGTTACCACTGACCCAACCGCTAGGAGTTTGCTTCCAACCACCAGGCATTTGCTGACGAATAAAGTCCAATACTATCATGTTTTAATATTAACTTCTATAAACGACTTTGTCAAGTGTTCCGGCATTACCAACTGCTGGTGTATGCACAACTCTAACATAAGTGTACATACCAATAAATGTATGATAATCAACTGCGGTGTTACTACTTACTGTATAACTTTGTGCAGTTATATCAAAAAAGT